TTATAATGATCATTAAAGCGCCTACAATAAGCCATAAAATGAACAGTATAATAAATAGATATATAATTGTCATTTAACGCGCTTTTAAACCGCTAAGAATAGCAATTATAATTAAATACAACTCTTTTGCTGTTGTGCGGTGCGTTTGATCATAAGCGCCGCCATTGTTCCAGTATTCTAATTTATAACCGCCATAAGCCGCGCTAATTTGGTAAGATTCTAACGCCTGGCCGCTTTTATTATAACGCTTATTATTTAATTTTAATTCATTGTTTAAATCATTACATACAGCGTTTAAACGTTTTAACGTAACGCGCTTATTTGGTTTATATATTGTATTTAATCTCATTTTTTAACCTCTTTTAATCTGTTGTAATATGTTAACACTTCATTAAATGCTATTTGATGGCCGCCCAGCGTAATAATATCGTTGCTTAATGTTATTTTATCCGTAACGCTTGCAAATATGCGAAATACTTTTAATGCTATTTTCTTACGTTGTTCAAAGTTCATTTTTAAACCTCTTTTATATAGTTGTGATCAATCCAAGCCGCGCACAGCTTTATCAATTCATTATGTTTTAATTTGTGTTGACAGCTATCAAAGCCAGCAGCGCGCACCATTAAACCAGGGCCGCGCTTATCTAATACATAAACGCTGTAATCTGTGCCGCTCCAGGTAATTAAGCAGCTTTTATATAATGTTGTATTGCTGGTTACAAAGTCAACAAAATATATTTCAATTGTAGGCCGCTCATATTCGACCGCGTACCAGTAAAGCGCATCTATTACGCTGGTGTCTATTAACTGCGGCGGTGAAACTCTATAATTAAGCCGCTTTAATGTTTTATAATGCTGCCAGGCTTTGGCTTTGCTTTTAAACTTATCAAAGCCAGCGCAATCATCTTTTTTATAATATTCAATTAAATACATGTTTTAACCTCTTTTTAAGTCATATTTAAAAAAACACCTTAAACGCCATAAATCTAAACTTTGCTCTTTAATTGTAAATTTAAGAGCGTGTAAAAATTTATGTTTAATACACATACGGCTATAAGGTTTATAATTCTGTTTTATATTTGATATGCTTTGCCAGCAACCGCAGCGCGTTATTTTCTTTACATTTTTTAATGCATAATTCCAGGAATTACAAGATTGATTTATTTTTATCTTACTCATGTTTTAACCTCTTTTTTTTAATGGTATATCAAACCTACTTTTTTAGTTGTTAGCATTAATAAATCGTCTTTACTGCAATCTTTATAACCAGCTTTTAACAACTCTTTTTTATTGTCAAATATTTTCGCATGGTGATCTGTTGATTTAATTAAATGATCTTTTTTACCACCTACGCTAAAACAAAAAACAAAGTTTTGCGGTGCTGTTAAATGTTTAAATAATGGAATGGCTTTTGTATATCCATAAAAAATAATATTAGGATTGTTACGCGCTATATCCGCCCAGGCTTTTAAATACTTAGCGTTATAAAAATCGCCGCTGCTATGAATGCGCACATATTCAACGCGCTTTTTATCTAATTCATATTGAACAATCTTTTTAAATAATTCCTGGTTTTTTGATAATTGATAATTGCGCGCGTATTTTTCAACAACTGGCCGCCACTTATAACTGCCTTTATCAGCAAAGCAATATTTTTTACATATGTCCGCCCAGTGACATGTCTTAACGGCTGGTAAATTGAATTCATAAAGCCGTACGCCGTTTATTTGTCCGCTGTGCTTTATCTTACTATTTGTATTAGTTAGTATATTATAATTTTGCATTGTCTTCTATCCTCTTTTTTTTATTGTGGTGAATTGGTGCGGCTGTGCCGCGGATCGCATTTATTTTTTATGCTTTTTTAATATCTCCAGTTGCTGCGCTGTTAGTGTTTGATCTCCCATTTTAAAACGTAATCTGATCCAATCTACATCTAGATTAAAATCAGGTAGCGCCCAGGGTTTGACACGTGGGCCGTGCTGCGCTGCATTAATTGTAATGCCTGGTTGCTCTTTATCTTTTTTATTCATTGTTCTAACCTCTCATAATTAGTTAATTGAATTAATAAATATTACGTTAATACAACGTTAATTCCAAACACTTTGTGAACATTTATTTAATAGTAGTAATGACATATATCAATATAAAATAGATACTACACGGCCGCGGCTGTTGTTGTTATATAGTGTTACATTTAATATTTTATTCTCTATGATCATTAGATTAACATTCTGTTTTAGTTATTTTTTGCCTGGATAGCACAAGGCCAGCAATGTCTCTTTCACGAAGTCAGTCCCTAAAAATTTTTTTCTCTTTTTGTGAACACTCTATTAACGCTACATTAGCGCAACATGGATTGGGTAGAACTAACAGACGAAGATGCGGAACGCCTGGTTAGTGCCATCACTCGCGCAAAAGATTACGCCAAAAAGATGGCCATATTCCAAAGCGGTTTTATCGCACCTGACATGAGATGGCTGCAAACATCAGCACATGAGCTTTACGATGAGCTATCAGAACGCGAACGCGAAGTCTTCAGCATGCGCATACAACAACACACATTCCCAATCATCGCAGATGCGCTCGGCATCAGCGAAAGCACTGCAAAGACCTACTGGCTACGCACAATGGCTAAATGCAGCAAACTCTTTGTGTCACCGAATAAACTATAAGTATATGCCACATAATAAAGTTGATATTGATCCTGATAAAGTAAAGATGCTTGCTAGTTTCGGTTGCACGTACACTGAAATAGGTAAATACTTTGCTGTCAATGAAGCAGTAATACGCAAACGCTTCAAACAGGAATACGAGCAAGGCAAAGAAGAGATGAAGCTATCTCTGCGCCAGTTACAATGGAAGCATGCAGGCCAGGGCAACACGGCGCTACTCATTTTCCTGGGCAAAAATTATTTAAATCAAACGGATAAGTCTCAAGTAGACCACACCAACAACCTGGAATTAGTGCTAAAAGAAGTGGGATTTCAAGGAAATCCAATGGATGATCAAGCAGATAGTCAACAAAGAGAAATTGTGGAAGCTGGTGGGATACCAACCGACTCCGCAACAGCTTAGTATACATAACAGCACAAAGCGTTTTCGCATAAACTGCCAGGGTAGACGTAGTGGTAAGTCTTACTCGGCAGCTTACGAGATACTACCATATTTGCTCACACCAAACACGCGAGGCTGGATCGTTTCGCCAAGCTATAACCTATCGCAAAAAATTGCACGTATCATAAAAGAAGATATCATGGTCAGGCTCAAATTGCCGATTGAGAACAAAAAAGAAGTTAATGGCGATTTGTATTACATGAAACTTGCTGGATTAAACTCTGAGCTATCTGTGAAGTCAGCAGATTCGCCTGAGAGTTTGATCGGTGAAGGTGTTGATTATTTAGTAATAGACGAAGCGGCAGCAATGCCAAACAAACTTATATGGGAACAGTATCTTAGGCCAACGTTATCCGATAGGCAAGGTTGGTGCTTAATGGTTTCTACGCCAAGAGGTTTTAATTGGTGGCACAAACTGTACGAAAGAGGTAAAGATGAAAATTATCCTGACTGGGAAAGCTGGCAGCATCCAAGCAGTGAGTCACCATTTTTTAAAGATGATCCTGAAGAACTAAAAAAGGAGTTAACAAGTGAAACGTATCAACAAGAATATCAGGCCCAATTCACATCATTCAGTGGAAAGTGTTACCCATACTCCGATGCCATACATACAAAGAAAAGTCTTAAATACAATCCCAGCTTGCCAGCATATTGCTCAATCGACTTCGGTTACCGCAAGCCTGCCGTTGTTTTCTGTAACATCGATTATAAATCAAAAGGACTGCCAACTATCTATCAATTTGATGAAATAACAGAAGTAGAGAATATCAAAACAGAAGATTTAGCTACAATGGTACGTAACAAACCATATCAGATCGCTGCATATTTTGGCGATCCTGCTGGTGGCGGTAGATCAAGTCAATCAGGAGTATCAGATATACAAATTTTTTGGCGTATGGGTATGCGCGTTAGATTTCGCAAAGATGCTATGACACGTAATGTAGTCAATGGCGTATCCCATATGCGCAGATGGTTTGAAGATGCAAATGGCGATAGTCACTTTTTTGTTTCTGATAAATGTAAAGGCAGTATTGCCAGCTATCAAAATTACAGATATCCTGAGAATAGAGCAGAGCAAGCAGTTAAAGAAGAGCCGCTTAAAGATGGAGTGTATGATCATGTAAATGATGCTATGCGTTACATGATTTGTAATCTTTTTCCTATAAAGAGTAGAATGGCTGGTGTAATAGATTGGTAAGAAAAATATGGTAACAATTCCTGATTTATCGCAGAGTGCGATAGCTGAAAGTTTAAAAGATAGTTTAAGATACATCGAAGATGAACGCGTAAGAGAGCGCGATTATCTTATGGATTGGTACGAGGGTATCAATGTTGATGACTATGTGCGCGATTACTTTAGTGCAGAAACACTAAGGCAAGCGCCAATGCTAAATTCAAATATAACTGGTAGAGTCTGCGCTGTACGAGCTATGACATATAAGCGCCCCCCAAGAATGCGCGCTTCGGATACTTACCTTGCCTCCATAAACATCCACAGTCTAAACGCGCAGCGCAGACAACTTGAAAGACTTACATTTTTATTAGGTTCTATGGCTTTTCGCTCTAGATGGTGCGAATTAGAGCAAGAATTAAAGTACGAGATACTATCTCACTTTACGCCAATATTCCTTGCTGGAGATAGCAGAGATCAACCAATTGGTGTATGCTATCCAATAGAATATCAAGGCAATAGTAGAATGGATGCACCAATGCATGCAGTGTGGACTGAATCTAGGCCAGGCTACCAGGGCGAGCATTATTTGCTAGATGAGCATGGTATGAAGATAAGCGTGAATGACGGTGATATAAATCCATATGGCGTAATGCCAGTAACGTTTTGCCATAGACATCCACCAATACGTGATTTTAATAGCGTAAAGAACGCTATGGATGTTGCGCAGGCTGACCTAGCGCTAAATGTAGCATTATTTGAGCTGGAAATTTGTGTAAGGTACGGCGCGATGGGGATAAAATTTGTTGCTGGTGTTGACGATGCAAGTAGGATACAGATTGGCACAGACAAGATACTTTATCTGCCCGAAGGTGCAAATTTCGGCGTTACTAACAGCGGTGGCTCACTTACTGAGATTGTAGATGCTACAAGGTTCTTTGTGGAGTCAACACTAAACAATAATCACATAAGAGCCAAATTTGCTAGAGATGACTCAGGTAACGCGCCAAGTGCAGCTAGTTTATCTATCTTAGAGATGGAAGCTAGAGATATCACCACTGGCGAAAAAGAAGATACCTGGCGGCCCTGGGAACAAAAACGCTACAAGATCGATAGAGAAATACTT